ATGAAAAAAAGGTTGCCAAATGCAAAAAATACCTGTATAGTAACCTTATTGATTTACTAATGACTAATTTAAACACTAACAAAGGAGAAAAACACTATGTCTAAAGTTAAAAACTACTATTGGGACGAAGCTGAAAAATTTGTTGACGCCGTTCTATTAAAACTAAAAAACAACGAAATCAGCAAAGCTGATGCTAAGAAAGAAATCTTGGAATCAAATGTTGCACTTGATTTAGTTGATATTAACGAATACAACATTGACGAAGTAATCGACATGGAATTGGAGATGGCATAACAATGACATTACTAGAACACATTAAAAATATTAACGCTAAGTCTAAAAAATGGATGGATGAAAATCCTGGTTCATGGGCTGGTATGGTTACTGAAGATATTAAGTATTGGAATGACCAAGGTATTTTTACTGTTGAAGACTATGAAAGAGATAGTCTTATTACTAGTGTGTATGAAATGCACAAAGACGCTTATGGTGTTAAAGGCAGACACTATAACTTTGATGAAATGTCAAACAAAGATTTAGAAAAAGAATTAGACCACCTTTGTGAAGTTGCAAAGCGTGAAAGAGAAATAGAAGAAAGATATGAAGAAGCTGCTTATCAAACTTTCTTAAAAAGAATTGCAGAGGCACAAAATCTTGGTGCAGAAACCAAAGAAGACGCAATCAAATGGATTTTACAGGCTGAAGGCCTAGAAAACGAAAAAGATACAAGTTATATTTGTTATAACTTAGGTCTTAATTATGACAAAGAATACTTATTTAAAAAAACAAACTAACAAAAGGATATATTATGATAATTAATGTAGGTGATACAATCAAAGCAAACCACGGTAGAAGTGGTGAGATAATTAATATCGGTATTGCTACTGAAGCAAACGATATAGCGGCTGAAAATGATACAGCCTTAAATGCACAAACATATGATACTAGTTTAGGTTATACCGGTGCAGTTACATATACAGGTGACAATGGCACACATTGGTGTTATTTTAGCCAGATTGAAGACAATCTAACTGAAAAAGAAAAGTCAGATGTTGATGTACAAATAAATTTAGAAAACGAACAACAGTTAGGAAAATAATGAAATATAATGAAGATAAAATACTAAAAGAAATAGAAACCTATATTAAAGGTACCTATGGTCAACACTATGCTCAAGTAAGTAAAGGTACACAAGTACAAGACTTATTAAGAAGTGTAGGAATTGATAAAGATTTTTGTCAGGCAAATGCCATCAAGTATCTTTGCCGATTTGGTAAAAAAGATGGTCGTAATCGTAAAGACCTTTTAAAGGCTGTACATTACATTGTACTACTAATGAATTCAGAGGATCAAAAATGAGTGAAGATGTATTAGGATATTCTTCACACGATTGGCGAAAGAATACAGATGACGCTAGAGTGGTAGATGATAAAAATTTATCATATGCAAAAGTAAATGATTGTAGAGTTATATTTACCAACCCTAAAACTTTGAAAGAGGAAACAGTTGATGTTTCCAGATTGATTAGAGTATTTGTAAACAATTTTGAATCACATAAACGGAGTGTAAAATGATTGAACAACTAAAATTTATGGATGACCTAAAAGAGATTCAGTTGATGGTAGAAGACCAACAACCCCGATATACCATTGTTGACACGATTAAAGACAAAATCGCAGTTTATCAGAAAGAGGTAGACGAATTTGATAAATGGGCTGAGGAAGAAAGTAAAAAACAAGAAAATATGGCTGTTCCAGACGACAATTGGCAGGACGGCGGAGTGGAGAACTTTGGATAAATCACAATATAAGGGCTATACAAACACCTTCTTTAGCTACGATTCGCCAATCCTGGTGCATCCTGGCGCTTATTTTTTTTCAAAAAGCGTTGGAAATCACGCTTTTTATTGGGGCTTGCCATTTTTGGCGATTTCTGATATGATTTCCACTATATTAACAAATTAACAAAGGACTATTATATTATGGCACAATTTGAATACACAAAAGAAATGATTTTCGCTGAATTTGCAGACGCTAAAGCGAAAGATACCAAACTTGGTAAAGGTGACGACAACAAAGTACACAAACATAGAGTTGCTATGTTAAAAGATTTTGTTAATCTTAAAAAAACTAATCCAGAAGCTTTAGAAAATGTCGATATTAATTTTGACAATTTACTTCACGCTTATATTCAAACTAATCCTAGAGATTACTTCTATTACAAAGTATTTGGCAAATCTTACGAAGAACATAAGATTGAAAATGAAATTACTGATATGTCGGCTTATTCTGATGAAGATAAGAACGCACAAACTTTAGAAGAAAAAGTTGAGGCAATGGTTTAATGGCAATTATCTACACAAACAATTCTAGTGGTGCAATTCGTAGGTTGAAAAAGAAAAAACCTACGAAAAGTTACCTTGAGGCTCTTGCTAAACATATCAAGTATCTTAGGTCTATGGGTTTTGATTGTGATGATAATGGTAGAATTAAATTGACAACAGATGGTAGACATACCATTGACATTGCAGAAAGAACAATGCCATTTGAAAGAGAAAAGACTCTATCAGATGTGCCTATGTCAAACAAAATTGGTACAGGTGGGACAAAACCTGACAATAGTTGGAAGATTGAGGCGAGTAAGAACTTTACAGTTGCTCCAGCTTATAACAAAGGTCCTTATATGGTAGTCGCCAAAGAGGATATTAAAACAGCAGGGAGGAAAGTATGACATTTTTAGAAAAAGTGTTTATGGTATTAGCAGTAGCGGCTTTCTTAATGATAACAGGTGTTGCTAAAGCAAATCCAGTTACTAATTGGATAACAAATGAGAAAAACAAAATTGTTGAGTATCAAAAAACCAATTGGCAAAAAGGTAAAGAGCAAACTGCCAATAATTGGAATACAATTAAATCATTTTTTAGTAAGGTAGTAAAAGATGAATCACAAAATTAGTGAGTTTTGCGATAAGGTTGATAGCCTTAAAAAGATGGCAGATGATTTAAGGGTCTTGAAATATAAGACCCCTAAATCTAATGACAGAGATTTAAGAGTACAAAATTTAATTGATACCATACAGGCAGATTGTTTACTGTTGGCACACGATAAAGGAGATTATGTTAAAGCTGAAACAGGTGAGTATGGTGATTATACTGGTATTGTCCACGACAGCGTGTTCATCAATGAAAAAGAATGAAAAAGGTAAATATGAAATTAATCCAATCGGTACTATTATTAGGACTATCATTGGTGTTCCTGACCAATTGCAGCTCCGTTAATAGAAGTCAAACAGGTGCCGTGTTAGGTGCGACAACTACTACAGCAGGCTGTGTGAGTATGGGTGTTGATAATCCATATGCAATAGCTACTTGTGCCGTGATTGGTACATTTGCTGGTGCAGAAATTATGTACAATTCAGATTATGATGTACACAATGCTGTCTTTGTAGACCATTTAAATAACGGACCGTCAGGTCAAAGTTATACAAATTGGTACAATGGCAAAACAGGTAATAGTGGTATTATAAAAGTGACTAGGTCATATACTGAAGGACCTATCAAGTGTAAAGATTATGACGCTACTATTGATATTACAAATCAATGGCCGTTAATCGGTATAGGCGGTGTGAATAGAGAAGTGGTATTTGGTACAGCGTGTCAATTACCGGATGGGAGATGGATAGAAAAAGATGTCTTATTATCAGGAAAAGGTTAAACTTCTAAAAGAAGAAGTTAGAACAAAGAAAGAACAAATGGAATTTGAAACAAACGAAACTAGGCTTGCCATTTTAGAGGAAGAAGTGTATAATACTGAACAATCAATAATGGAATTAGAAAAAAACTATGTTTGACCCTAGATTTAATATGAAAAAATATTTGACATGGACATTTGTTCTTATTTTGTTCTTATTGATAAGTGGTATTGCAGTAGCAAAAGATTATCATAGAATTATACCCATTGACCCTAAAGAAGTGAATGGCCAGTTTTGTTTTATTAAAGTAACTATCAAACAAGTCGGTGACGAGGTAGTTAAAGAAGAAATTTTGGAGTGTGCTGATGGTAAAAAACAGTATGACGGACCTAGTTATTGGGAAATGTTTGCTCAATTTTATTATGCAGGCGTAAATACTCCAGAATACTGCCGATATTATAGTCGGCCTGAACACGCTTTAAAATCATTTGGTGAAGTGTGTTTATCTGAAAATGGCAAATGGGAGGTTAAATAATGATAAGAAACTTAATCATAGTAGCTCTCGTATTAGTCATATTATATGATGTTTCAAGTGATGACGCTTTGGGTTATGTACAATCCACGCTTGACTTTTTGAATCAATTAGTATATAATGTGAAAGAGAGTGATAAATTATGAACAATATAACTAAAATGGTTGCTATCGGTGCTGTAGGTCTTTTGATGACAGCTTGTAGTAATACATACAAAATCAAATCGGAGAGTGGAAAAGTAATGAACTCTGTACCAAAATGGTACATGGCAGATTACTCCGAATCAAAAGCGTGTGATACGCCTTGGTTAGGCAAAGACAAAGATAAAATGTGTATCTTTGGTGTTGCAACGGCTGTATCTCCTGATTTACAATTAGCAATAGAAAAAGGTAAGATGATGGCAAAAGCTGAACTTGCTGACATTATTGCTGGTGAAATGAATAAACAATCTAAACAATTCATAACTGAACTTGGTAAAACAGAAACTAAAACTGTAGTAAGTGAAGTTGAATCTGTATTAGTAAATTCTATTAAGAATACACCTGTTAGAGGTTATGAAATCTTTAAACAAGATGTAACACTTACAAAGAATGGTTACTATAGAGTATGGATTGGCTTGAGATTGCCTTTAGGTGAATATAACAAAATGTATAACTTCACGGTTGCACAAGCTGTTGACGCCTACAATCTAAAAGAAAAGGCAAATCTAAAGTATGAAGAACTAATGAAAGAAAACAATGGCACAAATAGTAATATACAGTAAACCAAATTGTATCTATTGTGATAAATCAAAGGCCTTGGTTAAAGGCCTTGGATTGACTTATGAAGAAAAGATGTTTGGTAAAGATTTTAATTCTCCAGAGGAGTTATATGAGGCAGTTGGTAAACAAGTACGAACTATGCCACAGATTAAAATTGATGGTGAATTGATTGGTGGATATAATCAATTAGTAGAATACTTTGCTGATAAAGGTAAAGTTAATTTCAAAGGCGAAAAAATATAGTGAGTGATGACAATATTATCCTTTTTCCTACAGACCGGATTAAGAACACAGCAAACACAGGTAAAAAAGATACCAAGTTTCAAAAACGAATTGAGAAAGAACAGACTCAAAAGTTTATTGAATCTGCTGTAGATGATATTGCTATGAAACTATTACACAACTTTGTGGATTTGGCTATGAAAACACAATCAGAAACATTTACAAGAGATTTTTCCTATCTAGTAGATTGTTTAAGGTCTACTATTAAAAGAGATTTTGGTTTAAATCATATCTTACATAAAGTGGTTGATAATACAGTTGAGTTGGTGCATGACAACGCAGGCAACACAAGAGCTAGAATTGACTATGCAAATATTGGTAAGATTGATTTTAGACCAAAAAAAGATAGAACAAAAGAACCGTTATCAGAGGAGGTTAAAGATGAGTTGACAGGTGTTGACTTCATTCCTGACTTTGACCCACACGACAATGATAACTAAAACAGAATTCCGTCAGGAATCGCCTCGCCTGGTTGTAAAATGTGGCAGAAAGAGAGGATTTGAACAATAATGTTTAAATTTTTATTCAACAACAAACAAGAGGAGAATGTTATGGCAAAAGCTAAAACATCTAAAACAACAAAAGTGAGAAATCTTTTCTCAACAGGTAATTCAGTTACTTGGAAAACTTTAAGGTCAAAATTTGACCTAAGGTCACCTGCTTCAATGGTAGGTAAATTAAGAAACGAAGGCATGATGATTTATGAAAATAGAACATCAGCTGGTGTATCTTACAGAGTTGGTAGTCCTTCGAAAGCTGTTATCGCTGCTGGTCAAGCTGCGTTATTCGGTGCTCAAGGTTACTCAGCGTAACTTATATTCAGAGGCGGCCTTCGGGTCGCCTCCGTTTTTATGGAATTATTAGGTTTATTTTTTATTGGAGTACCTTTTTCAATATGTGTAATGTATATTATTTTAACGGTGATGAGTGATGAAGGAATGGATGATTAAGCATGAGTAAATTTTATAAGATTTCTCCAAAATGGAAAAAATCCATTTTTGAATATCAAACATTTAAAGATGAAGAAAAAGGTGTTTCTTGTGAAACTGAAGAAATGTACCGTTGGGGTCATTGTATCTTAAAAGTTGATAATGATGAAGAATTACAAGATATAATTGGTGATAAAGATGATGACCGAAATGAATTTGAATTTGACCATACTATGGTAGAAGACCAAGAGGTTGATGACCAATGCTCTTTTTACTTTAATGATGTTAAAGGTATGAGTGTTGAAGAGCTGGAAGAAAAATATGATGAAGAAGGCCATGATTATTTACTAGATACTTTTGGCGAACCACAAGATTTCTATACTGTATATCATGGTCAACTTGAAGTAAAAGAGGTTACTCAATGAGTATAAATCATTTAAGAAATATTAGAGCACTTATGGAAAGTGCTAAAGAATTTGAAGTCAGCCGTAAAGTCGATACATATGAGTATGAGTCTTTAGAAAAAATGATATTAGATGACCAGATTAGATATAGTGAAGTGATAGAACTATTTACAGATAAAATTTATAGTGCATGGTTTTATGAAAGAAACTTTGCTGATGAACAAGTGACAATAACAAGGTATTCAGATTTATGATATTAGTTGACTTAAACCAAGTATTGATTTCAAATCTAATGGCACAAACCAGAGGCCAACCAGATGTGACCAATGCTAATGAAGAAATGATTAGACATATGGTAATGAATTCATTGCGTGGATTTAATGTCAAGTTTAGAAACAAGTATGGTAAAATGGTGTTATGTTCAGACGCTGCTAATCCTTGGCGTAAAGACATATTTCCTAATTACAAATACAGTAGAAAGAAAGGTAGAGAAGAATCATCCTTTGATTGGGATAATATATTCAATATAATTACCAATATTAAAAATGAAATTAAAGAAAACTTCCCTTATGTTGTTATGTACAACGAGAGGTGTGAAGCTGACGATATTATTGCTACTTTGGTCAAGTATTATTATCAGCATGAACCAATAATGATTGTATCTGGCGACAAAGACTTTATACAATTACAATTTTACAAAGGTGTTGACCAATATGCACCTATACAAAAAAAGATGGTTGGTTTTGATGAAGAAGGTATTAGAATAGACGCTAAAGAATTTTTACTAGAACAGATTATGAAAGGTGATAGGTCGGATGGTATACCAAATATACTATCGCCAGACGATTGCTTTGTAACTGGTGAAAAACAAAAACCAATGACAAAGAAAAGACTTGAAGAATATTCTGATATAGAAAACCATACAGATGAAATTAGAACAAATTGGCTTAGAAATAGTAAGTTAATAGACCTAAACCAGATACCACAGGTCTACGAGGATGCTATTATAAATAGTTATCGAAGTTATAAAGTTAATGACCGTAGTAAGTTATTAACATACTTTATTGAAAATAAATTGAAGTCTTTAATGGAAAACATTGGTGACTTTTAACATGGAGAAATAATATGGCAACTCAAAACCCTAACTTGATGTCGAAATCAGCAATGCGAACAATGGCGGCTACTAGCGGTAGTGGTAAATTATTAATGCACGAAGTATTGACTAAAGTTAATAATGCAAAAGATAAACCTAAAAAGATTGAAGTATTGAAACAATACGACACACCAGGTTTACGAAGAATTATTAAAGGTTCATTTGACCCTAATATTAAGTGGGATTTACCAGAAGGAAGTCCACCGTTTATTGCAAACGAGGCACCTGAAGGAACTGAACATTCATTATTAGAAAATGAATCTAAAAAATTCTGGCATTTTGTAGTAGGCGCAGACGCAGCTACATCAAAAACTAGGAAAGAAACTATGTTTGTTCAAATACTAGAAGCTTTACATAAAAGTGAGGCTGAAGTAGCAATCCAAATGAAGGATAAAGAACTACATAAACATTATAAAGGCCTATCAACAGCCGTAGTTAAAGAAGCATTTAACTGGAATGATGATTTTAAAACACCAGAAGTGCAAGCCAGAGGCAGTACATCTGGAGCGTTATCTCAATAGCGAATCAACACATTATAGGGGGTGGTCAGTTATGTCACACCCCCTAATATTTCAAAAAAACAAGTAAAATCAACGAAAAAAAAGTGAAAAAAAGCGTAAAAAGTGCTTGACTCTAGCTGTATTTTAGTGTATTATAGTACCATAAATAACAAAGAGAGGATAATATAATATGAAAAAGTTTGCTTTGACAGTTTTAATCATTAATGGTTTGTTGTGGTTTGGTTTATCCAGCCTTGCAAGTCAGGCTAAGGCTGATGATTATAACACGGCTGTTGTTGCTCATGTTATCAAGGAAAAAATTTCTGGTAACGGTGTCGATATGTCGGTTTTAGAAAATGAAATGCAAAAGTTAGCATATACATTTGCTTTACAAATGACAGATGTTTTAGAAAAAAACTTACCTGCCATTTTAGAGGGTATAGCTGCTGAATTGAGAATGAACGCAGATAGTAAATATAAATGTTCATTATTAAAAGATACGAAGATTGCTGATAAAGAGTGTTCGTAAAAAATATATGGCTACAAGAAAATCAAAAAAGTTTAAAGATGATGTTCCTGAAATACCATTTACATTTGACTTTTATTTGGTATATTGGGAGGATATTCAATCAGACGCTGGTTGGAAATCATTAAAAGAAATTCAAAGAATGAAACCTGCTATCTGTGTATCAACTGGTTGGTTGGTAAAGAATGATAAAAAGGTTCATGTTTTGATGAGTGACTACAATTATGATGATAATGGCGAACTTGCAGATGGTGGTAACACAACAGTTATACCAACAAAGAATGTCATTAAAAAATTCAAAATTGCAGATTTATAATAACTAAAGGGAGAACTATATTATGGCGAGTAAAGAAATTGACAGGTGGCTAAAATCAGAAATTGAAAATGTACCTGATAAACTAATCAAGTTTAGAGATAGTAAACTTGAATCAAAGATGACCTACTATACAGGTAATTGGCAAACAGATGTTATGGCCAATTTAACTCAACGACAATCAGAAAAACTTTTTGGTAAAATGCAGAAAATCGTTAATGCAGGCGGTTTGGCATTTTTTCAAAAGCGTATGAAACCCATTGAGATAAAAGAAAGTGAGTTTACTGAAGCTGAAACTATCCAAGGTTTTGAATATATTGTTATGAGAACAAAGAGGTCATAATGAGAGAAAAAATCAAAACTATTTTACAAACATTAATGGTGGTTACCGTCATTTTATTTGGTGTTGGTATATACACGGTAGTTGAGGGTGCAAAAGAAGATAAACAAGCTTCAATACTTGAAAAAGAAGTAGAGGCAGTTGTTGAAACTTTAGAAGCAATTAACACCTACACATTACCAGATTTTGAAAGAGCAAACAATCAAACATTTATTAATAGTGTTGGTGCTTGTGTAAACTATATTTACAATACAACAACAGATGTTACACCTGTAATTTATGAGATATTATTGGCTCAGGCCGCTTTAGAAAGTGGTTGGGGTAATAGTAGATTTTCACTAGAGGGTAAAAATCTGTTTGGTATCCGTACATATGATTTAAGAGAACCACATATGTTACCTAGTAACAATCCTAAAAAGTGGGGTGTCAGAGTCTATATGCACGAATGTGATAGTGTACAACATTATATAGATATACTAAATAATGGTAGTGCTTACGAAAAGTACAGAGAATTAAGAGATAAAGGTATAGAAGATTCACTATTATATGTTGAAACATTAGGTGCTTATGCAGCTGATAAAAAATACTTTCCAAAGTTAAAAAGTATTATCAAAAAATTAAGAACTGAATACGAAATACCTCAATTAGACTAGGACTTATATGCTTACAATAATTATAACATTTTTAAGTGCCATTTCTATATCTGTAATAGCCGCTGGTTATTCTA